TCTACTGCCAAAGCCTTCAAGCGCTCTGCGCTAACAGCGAAGTAAGCCATGACAACATCCGGCACCGCTACGTTTAATTTAGATTTGGCAGAGTACGTCGAGGAAGCCTTTGAGCGCTGTGGTGCTGAGTTGCGTACTGGTTACGACCTCCGTACTGCACGACGGTCGTTAAATTTGTTGTTCGCAGATTGGTCGAATCGCGGCATAAACATGTGGACCATCGAACAAGGCTCCCAAGTCCTGACCGCTGGCACAAACACCTACACGCTGCCTGCCGATACGGTGGATCTGATTGAGCATGTGATTCGCACGGGTGCAGGAAATGTCTCCACGCAGACTGACCTGACCATCACGCGCATATCAGTTTCTACGTACTCGTCCATCCCAAACAAGCTCCAGTCTGCAAGGCCGATCCAGATCTGGATCAACCGCCAAGCAGCAGCGCCGCAGTTCACAGTGTGGCCCACGCCTGACAATTCTCAGACCTACACGCTGGTGTACTGGCGCTTGCGCAGGATTCAGGACGCTGGTGCGGGCGGGACGTACACACAAGATGTACCGTTCAGGTTTATCCCCGCTTTGGTGTCAGGACTGGCGTATTACCTGTCCATGAAGATCCCAGGCGCGATGGAGCGGATGCAGGTGCTAAAGGCGCAATATGATCAGGATTGGGATCTTGCCAGTTCCGAGGACCGCGAGAAGGCCGCTGTCCGGTTCGTCCCAAGGCAACAATTCATCTCATGAGCAATCGCTTTGCAAACGGCGCAAAGGCATTCGGCTACTGCGATGTCTGTGGGTTTCGTTTTGACCTCAAGAAGCTCAAGAACCTCACGGTAAAGACCAAGCAAACACAGATCAAAGCGTGTCCCCAATGCTGGACCCCAGATCAGCCACAGTTACAACTGGGTATGTACCCAGTCAGCGACCCCCAGGCTATCCGCGATCCTCGGCCAGATACGAACACTTGGTACTCGTCTGGTGTGACTGCTACGGGTTCGTTCGGTGGGGGTAGTCGGGTGATTGAGTGGGGCTGGAACCCTGTGGGTGGGTCCAGAAGTTTTGATGCCGCCTTGACGCCAAATGCCTTGGCACCAAGGGGTTTAGTAGGTACAGTCACGGTATCCGTTTCCTAAGGAGCGATGATGGAAAAAGCAATGCGCAAGGTTGCCAAGCAAGAAGTTGGCAAGCACGTGAAAGCCATGCACAGCAAGGGCTTCAAGAAGGGCGGTCCCACCTCTGAGGACCGTATGCGCCTGGGCAAGAATATGTCCCGCGCCATGAACCAGAAGTCGGGGTGAAACATGGGCAAGATCAAGCAACTTCCTCCTGCCAAGCAGGCATACCCGCAAGGCCCGGTCAACCCGCGTGACCTGTGCGTGGTGGTGGGAAACATCTCCAAGGAGTCCGCTCCGGGGCCAAAGACCACGGGCATCAAGCAGCGTGGGTCCGGTGCTGCTACTCGCGGATTCATGTCTCGCGGGCCGATGGCGTAAAACATGAACTACACCGAGTTGAAGACCGCTGTTGAGGATGCCACTGAGAACACGTTCTCAGCGACAGACTTTGCCACGCTCACGCAGTTGGCAGAGCAGCGCATCTACAACTCTGTGCAGCTTCCTGCGCTTCGCAAGAACGTTACGGGCACGCTGACCAGCGGGAATCAGTACCTCTCGGCACCGACAGATTTCCTGTCTGTCTTCAGCATCGCAGTCATTGATGGGTCGGGAAACTACGAGTACCTGCTGAACAAGGATGTGAACTTCATCCGCTCGGCGTTCCCAAACCCCAGCACGACCGGAACCCCAAAGTACTACGCGCTGTTCGGCCCTGACTCGTCAAATTTAACGGAGTTGACCTTCATCCTTGGTCCTACTCCTTCTGCTGGGTTGACGGCAGAACTGCACTACTTCTACTACCCGGTGAGCATCGTGACTGCGGGTACGTCTTGGCTGGGTGACAATTTTGACTCCGCGCTGTTCAACGCGGTGATGGTCGAAGCTGCTCGGTTCATGAAGCAAGAGCAAGATATTGTCCAGATGATGGACAAGGAATACGCCCAGTCGCTGGTTCTGCTGAAGAACCTCGGCGATGGCAAGCAGCGACAGGACGCCTACAGAAGTGGGCAAGTCCGGACAAAAGTGGTTTAAGGAGTAAGAAATGGCCATTACACAAGGAATGTGTTCCTCGTTCAAGCAGCAAATTTTGCTGGCTGAACATGACATGGACACGGATGTTTTCAAGATTGCGCTGTATACCTCAGCGGCAACTCTGGATGCTTCAACCACGGTGTACACGACCTCTAACGAGGTTACGGGTACTGGTTATACCGCTGGTGGGAACACGCTAACTGGCGCTACGGTGTCTTTGACGGGCACCACGGCATTTGTGGACTTTTCTGATACGTCATGGTCAACAGCGACCATCACGGCCAGAGGGGCGTTGATCTACAACTCCAGCAAATCCGACAAGGCGGTCGCTGTTCTGGACTTCGGATCAGACAAGACCTCTACTGGTGGCACTTTTACCATCCAGTTCCCTGTCAACGACGCGACGAACGCCATCATTCGGATTGCGTAAGGAGGGGTTATGGCAAGCAGTTTCCCCGGCGCACTTGACAACATTGCAGCAAACAAGACCAACTCAACAGTCAGTCTTGACAATCACGCGCCGCACCATAACGACCTTGCAGATGCGGTAAACGCTGTTGAAACTGCGCTGGGTGTAAACCTTAACAACGTCATCAGCCTGCCGCAGAACTCTCAAAGCGCGGCTTACACGCTTGTTTTGTCTGACTCTGGAAAAAGCATTGTCCACCCGATCACGGACAACAACGCCAGAACTTTCACGATCCCAGCAAACGGTTCGGTGGCGTACCCTGTGGGCACGGCGGTCACGTTTATCAACATGATCAATACCGTGACGATTGCGATTACCACGGACACGATGTACCTCGCCGGGACGGGAACCACTGGCAGCAGAACGCTTGCCGCTTACGGTGTGGCGACGGCAATCAAGGTCACCAGCACAAGCTGGATTATCTCTGGCAACGGGCTCACTTAAATGAGCGGCGTACTGCACGGCGTTGTTGCTAGTTTAGCGGGGCGCGTAAGGGATGCGTTTTTCCGCTACGTCACCCTGCTGCTGAACACCAGCGCAACCAACGGCGCTCAGAACAACACGTTCCTCGACAGCAGCACCAACAACTTCAGCATTACCCGTAACGGCGACACCACGCAGGGGTCGTTCAATCCGTATATGCCCAGCGGATACTGGAGCGGGTTCTTTGGTTCGTCCAACACCAGCAACATCAAAATTGCTAGTAACGCAGCATTTGGTGTTGGCACGGGAAATTTTACTGTTGAGTTTTTCCTCAACCTAAATGCTTGGAGTAGCACAAACCAACGCTACTTTATCGTCGGTGTTAGCGGAACAGATGGAATTGCTATCGGCAGAGATAGCGGAGCAAACAATCTTTTTGTCAATATTAGTGCTATCGGTTCTATAAACGTAATCAATTATGCGTGGACGCCAAACATTGGGCAGTGGTATCACGTTGCGCTAGTTCGTTCTGGCACCGGAACCAATCAAGTCGCGCTCTACATTGACGGCGTGTCTATTGCCACCGGAACTTCAACGGCATCTGTAGCGCAAAACGCCGTCATTATTGGCGGTTTAGATTGGGCAACGGGCTACAGCGCACAGGGGTACATCTCTAATGTGCGGTTTTCCAACACCGCCAGAACCATTACTGTACCGACATCGCCATATACATCGGACGCAAATACGCTGGTTCTTGCCTGTCAAGACAACCGCTTCATTGACCGCAGCACCAACGCCTTTGCCATCACGGTGAATGGTGACACGCGCATCAGCAAGTTCGCGCCGTTCAACCCGCCAGCGTCCTACAGCACGGCCTCGTATGGGGGCAGTGGGTATTTTGATGGGGCGGGGGATTACCTTACAACCGCAAGTAGCACATCCGAAGCAGGAAACTTCACTCTTGAAGGTTGGGTAAATCCGTTAGCAGCAACAACCGGAATTGTGATTTCTTGGGGCAGTGAAACAGCCAATCGTGTTTATATGTACGTCACTAACACAGGCGTACTTGCATGGGGCGTTTTTTCTGTAGGGGATTTCAATCTTGGCGGCTCCGTCCCGGTTGGGGCTTGGTCACATATTGCAATTGTGCGTTCTGGTACAACGGTTACTGGGTACGTTAACGGCACATCTGTAGGAACCACAGCGTATTCAGGTACAGCAGGAAACACGGGCGGTTTTGGTATTGGTGCCGGTCGAGCTGGCGCCTCACCATTTACAGGCTATATCAGCAATGCCAGAGCAGTGCAGGGCACCGCCGTCTATACCGGAAACTTCACGCCTTCCACCACTCCCCTCACGGCCATTACCAACACCAGCCTGCTGCTGAACTTT